CTTTCAGATGACCCACGTAGATATTAGTCAAAGGAACCTATACTTAATAATATTATGTAGATACCCACCACTCTGGAAACAAACTTTGTTGTTTTACAGGATATGGTGTTTGTTTTAGTAGATTTTTAATTTTATCTAATCTTTCTTTTTTATAGAAAATTTGTTTCTTGTACCATGATTCCATTTCATAGTTATATTTTGATCTATTACAACTGCGACAAGCAGGTACTATGTTAGCTAAACAATGACTACCGCCCTTACTTCTTGATATAACGTGTTCTAACTCTGTTTCCATTTCAGTAGGTTTATTACAGTAAGCACAACAAAAATTAAAAGCAGCACATCTTGCCATAAATTGTTTAGGTGTTATTTTTTCAACGTATAAATTAGCTTCCATAAATTTATTCCTATGTCTTTTTTCTTTCATCATTAGTCTATATGTGATTAACGTATTATATAAATATTTTATATATTCAGCCCTACCTTTTTGTGTTTTTCTTTTTTCTATCCAATAGTTTCTTTGTTCTAAGTTAACCAAGTCAAGAACAGATAGTGGTTTTCTTATATTTTTAATATGTTGTAGTATTTTTTTTTCTTCTAAAGTTTTAATACCTTTTCGTTTTCTTAATTCACGTTTGTATAACTTTCTTTTTTCTCTTGATTGTTTTAAATAATTTTTATATGCATTAGTTTTTCTATATTCTTTTTTTTCTTCTGCTAACTGTATAAAAGTTTTTGTATTAGTCATATTAGGCTCTACGCTTTAAATTATTAGCAACATTTATCTGTAATTGTCTACGTAAGTACAAACCAAATGTTTTTTGTATAGCATCTTCTGCTTCTTTTTTAGCAGGGAATATTGCAGGGTATGTTGCGTTAGGTTGTGCAATAAACAATGCACGTAGTGTAAAGTTTCTTTCCCTTCTATATACACCTGCTGGTCTGTTACCACCTATAGGCTTACCAACAAATATATTATTACCTTTATGTTTTCCTGTACCGATAGCTGTATATATTTTGTTAATAGTTGACTTGGTTATGTTGCCATACCTATCACGCTTAACGGCCTGTGTCGGCACTAATATACTGTTGCCTGGTATGTTTGTAGCTGTTGGGTGATTAACAAATAAAGCATCATACTTAGGTAATCTATTACTGCCAAATATATTCTGGTCTAAGTATCTACCCATGTTATAGGGTCTGTCCTTAGTTATTATTACAGAAGTTAATGTAGCCTTTCTTGCAACTGTTGCCCTAAAACCTTTCTGTGTTTGTTTCTTAGGTCTATCTAAATAACGTCTTGATGACCCTGCTAATCTATTAAGTGCTGACTTTTGTTTGCTACCTGGTATAAACTTAGACCCCTGCACAGATGCGTTAATAGCCTGTGCTATAGAAAAAGGTAACTGTTTTGTATGTTGGTTAGTCCATTTTGTTGCCTGTGGCAGTTGTGACTTTATATCTAACTTTATAGCCATCAGAAGGGTATAGTAGCTGTCTCTTCTACTCTAGCCTTTATGTTATGTGGATAGTCAAAATCTGTAACAGCAAAGTTAACCTTAGATGCAGGCATTTCTTCTTTAGTCATATAATTATAAATTCCTGTAACTCTGCCTAATACAGTAACTTTGTATCCTTTTTTAAAACTATCTACAATAGATTGCCAGGCTTTGCCAAATACTGTGCAACTGACATAGGTAACATCTTCTTTATTGTGGTTCACTGCTATTGTAAATTTTGCAACATCATATGCACCTACTTGAGCATATTCAGCATCGCCTGTAAGGTTGCCTGTAATAGTTGAGTTAAACATTGTTCTCTGGTAAATAGTTTGAGATCAGGTAGTTAATACCTGATGAGTAAGAATAGTTGTTTGCCCTGCACCAATTTCTAAACTTTTTATGGTTAATATGCGTGAGTTTTGAAGAAACCAGGTAACGATTTTTCCAATTAGATGCAGCAACTTCAATAGGTCTGGTTTCAAGTGGTTCATCAATCATGTGTTAACAGCAAGCCATTCTTCTATAAATGTAACGTGTAAAGGTTTTGTTATGTTTTCAGATAACTTTTTATTTCTGTCAAAGTCAAACTCTATATATAAAGCATCAGCTAATGTGTTGTAGAGTTTTTTATCTTTAACAAGTAGCTTACCGACAATCTGTAAATAGTATTGTTTAGTTTCATCATCTAATATTCTAGGCATAACAACTGCCTTGTTTTTGTTTATAGGTGTAACTTTATCTTCCTGTATATCAGGGTTGTATACCTGTCCATCATGGTCTGGAATACCTGCTGTAAGATTTAACAAACCTAATAATAGGTAGCGTTTAAAGTATGTTAATGCCTGACCTGTACTATATAGTTCATTTTTAGCAATACCTTTTGGTAAAAGTATTTCACTAGGCGGTAATGTTTCACCAGATATATGTAATAGCTGCACAGTAAGTATGTTGTTATCTTCTACTATTTTTGTTGTATTGGTCACTATCAATCCATTCTTTGCTAATACAGGATTTACAACAGATAGAACACCAGATAAATCAGCAAACTTTCCATACTGTGCATTAGCTTCTTCTTTAATTGTGCCTACTTCCTGTATGAACTTACATAAGGCTGCTGTTATTTCTTTAGTCAAAGTGTTCTAAATATTTGCCTTAGTATAGCTATGGTCTACCCTTATGGCAATCATGAGTGTTAATAATCTGTCTTAATCGTTCATTATCTGCTATTACTTCTGCTAAAAGTTCATAGGGGTCATTTATCCCTGCTAACTCTGTTCTTAGCATTTTTATACGTCTATTTCTTTTTGCCAATGTACAGGACATTGCATTTAGTAGACTTTATGAGCTAACGATAACATATATATAGTGTATGTGAAGATTTAATACAATCTATATAGTGTGCTGTTGTATAACTGTTCTGCCTGTGTTCAATTACTGTACAAACCTTGACCAATTACTGTACAGCTAATGTCCACTACACGACCAACTATTGACCAATCTTTGATAGACAAGATTGTAGCTATAAAGCCTAAATACGTTACAACTAATGGTTTTATACATATGCTTCTAGAAGATGCGTACAATGATAGGGTTAATAAAAAGGTTAATTTGACAAATAATGTAGACTATATACATATAAACAATAAAGAATTAGAAGTTGAAGAATTAGAAAGAAAAGAACAAAAAGAAAAAATAAATAAAAAAGAAAAACAAGAAAAGAATATACCAGATGACTTACAACACTTACAAACTCTTATAGATGACTTCTGGAAAGTAAAGAAAGGTAGTAAGTCAATACAGGCATGGAAACAACAGATAACAGAATATAGAAAGTTTATAGAAAAGTATGGTGAAAAGGTTTTAAGAGATCAGTTAGAGGCAGGTATTTTGGCAGGTACATGGAAGGGCTGCACAATAAAGAATTATGAATCAATAAGAAAAATAAATAATAATTTTGTAGAAGAAGAAAAAGTACACCCAAACCAAAAGGTTGTACAGTTTGATGAAATGGGGAACTTAATCTAATGGATAGTTTATTTAACGGAGGTGGCATAAGAACACTACGTAAAATGGTTAAAAAAGGTCTTATTAAAGTAGAAGATCTTGATATACCGCCTTCTGGTTGGTTTATAACTATGGGTTATGACAGGGAAAATAAAACAGGTAGGTGGAAACGTCTTACACGTTTAAAATCTGGTGCAACACCGTCAGTTCCTGTACATAAATTGCCAAAATATAAAAATGTACTTACAGGTAAAATAACTTTTGACCCTGTGGAATATGAAAAGCAATATTAAAGATATTCTTGTACAAGATCCATTTGTAGAGTTTTATCCAGAACCACATAAGTATTATGATCTAAAACGTAAATGTTATGTAGCAAGATCAGTCAGTGATGTTGTAAAAACAAATGATTTCGTAAGTAAAAATATGGAACAGGCTGCAATACGTGGCACAGCAATACATGAAGCTGCACAGATATGGTGTGAAACAAAAGATAAAACATTAGCACTTGCTTATGCAAAGGAATATAAACAATGGGTAGAACATTTAATTAATTATCGTATGTGGGATACATGGGATTGTGTTGCCAATGAATTACGTATGGTAGATAGAAAAAGAGATATAGCAGGTAGTTTAGATGCAGTATTACAACATAAGGATACAGGTATGTTATGCCTGGCTGATTTTAAGACACAAGTTAAGTACAGAAAGAAAAACCACAGGTTACAGATAGGTGGCTATGTATCTCTTTTATATCAAAACTATCCATCTATAAATTTATTTAGCTGTAGAGTAATTTATATAACACCAGATGGCATAAAAACACAGGAATATAACCCTGCTGAATGTATGTATGACTATGAAGAAGCTAGAAATTTATATTTTAAAAAAGCTAGTATAAGATTATAGCTTGCATATATTAGGGGTATACCCCATACTATGTTTAATTGTTATTCTATTGCTTAAAACAATGTCTTTTGAAGAAGAACTAGAGGCTATTGAACGTGAAGAATGGTTATCAAAATTTGATGACCGTCAGGTTATGATGGCTGCAAGAATGTTTTTAGAGTGGTTGTATCATTTACCTGATGACTGGAAACCAAAAGAATATACAGAATTTACTATTTAATTATGAACATACAACCAGAACAATTATTAAGACAGTTAAAAACACTCCAATTACAAAAAAAAGAAATAGATATGCAGATAACAGAAAAAAAAATGGTATTAGAAAAATATTATATGGACAGTATTATTATGAGTACATTTAGTATTGAAGGTATCAAAGCAACACGTAGACGCAAGCCAGAAAAATGGGAATATACTAATGCTACAACTAAGTTTAGAAAAGATATGATTAATGCTATAGAAGATAAAGAACAACAGGAAAGAGAAGAAGGTATAGCAACTAAATTAGAAACAGGTTTTACATGGTCAATAAGATGAAACAAACAGAACGTGTTTTAAATGCACTCCAACGTGTAAAAGAGCTTTTAGGGTTAGTAGCAGATTGGACTAAACAACCAAAAAAATCAGATGAATTATCTGTAGAATTTAATAAAAAAAAGCAAGAAATGATAGATGATTTATATGTACAGTTAGGTGCATTATCTGATAAATATATGTTTAGTAACAGAAAAACATTTAGTACAAAGGAATACATAGTGCAATATGACGAGCTAAAGAAAAAAATAACAGATTTAGAAAAATGAACGCACAAAAAAATAAGGGTGATAGGGCTGAAAGAGAAGCTTGTATATATTTATCAGCAGCAACAGGGCATATAGTTGAACGTAGATTTGGTGCAGGTCAGGAAAAAGATAAAGGTGATTTAATTGGTATACCTAATACTGTTGTACAGGTTTGTGATATGAAAGATAAGAGTGAAGCAGTACTTAGAAAACCTAGAGAAGCAGAACAGCAAAGAATAAATGCAAAAGTAGACCATGCTATTACAATGGTCAGATTTAATAAAAGACCAGGATGCAAAGCAGGAGATAATTGGCGTGTTGTAATGACTATTGAACAGTATGCAAGATTAACAAAATTATTATTATGAAAAAACTAAAATTATTAGACACTTTTGCAGGTATCGGTGGTTTTAGTTATGCTGCTGAAAAAATTGTAGGAGGTTATGAAACAACACAATTCATCGAAATCAACCCTTACTGCCAAAAAATCCTTAACAAACACTGGTCACACGTTCCCATCCATGACGACATCACAACATTCACAGCTAAATCTGGAGAGTTTGACATCATCACAGGAGGATTTCCCTGCCAGGATATATCAGTTGCAGGTCTTCAAAAAGGTATTACCAAAGAAACCAGATCAGGTTTGTTTTACGAACTCATCAGAATCATACGCATGGTACGACCCAGATACGTTGTCTTGGAAAACGTGGCAGCGATCCTTAATAGAGGGCTGGACATCGTTCTCAGGGAACTTTCCGAAGCAGGGTATGATGCAGAATGGGCAGTTATATCAGCAAGTTCTTTGGGAGCCTGTCATCAGAGGGCAAGATGGTGGCTCGTTGCCTACCCCGACAGCAAGAGATCACAAAGACGGCTGTTACAATTCAACAAAGAATTGCAAGAAACAAGACACATTAGGCAGAAAGATACACTTAGTTCTCCCGACACCGACAGCACACGAACACAAAGCTACAGGACAAGACAAGCCAAACCAGTCTGGTCAAATGCTTTCTTCAATAGCAAGGAGAGGAGAATTATCCGAAGAGACTGGACAGGATATGTTTCTGAACCCTGCCTTTGTAGAGGAGATGATGGGTTACGAGGTCGGATGGACAGACTTAAAGCATTAGGAAATGCAGTTGTACCACAAGTTGCTGCCGTACCTATGCAAAGAGTATTAGATATAGAAAAGAATATAAATAAATAACTTGACAGGGGTATACCCTTGTTATATATTAAAAGAGTACACAACACCGAGAGGTTTTCCAAATGCAAACAAAAAACAAAAGTACAAGAGTTTACTTTGAATGGCTAAGTTGCGATATTGAATTTCAAAATTGGCTTAAATCTTGTCCTTACAATTTCAACCTTTTACAGCAAAACAACGATAAATCTATAACTTTTAAATTTGCACACGCACATTTATTTGATGAGGAGAAAAACTAATGCAAAACTTTCTAATGATGTTAGCAGCGTCAGGGGTGTTTTATACCGCTATCTCATCAACTCTATATGACATGACAGTTACAGCGTGTGAAAGCCAAGTGGGTAATTATGAATTAGCCTGTAAGGAGGTAAACAAGTGACGCAACAAGAAGCAAAAGCTTGGGATTATTCAGTTAAAACAACCAGACAAGCTTTTTGGAAAATGGTTGAAAAAGGTGAAGAAGCTGACATTTTTGATTTAGTTTTTAGTGAACTAACTATTGAACAATGTAAAAGAATTAATAAATTAATTGATTCAAAAATTTGGACAGAACTTTATTTACAGGAGCATAACCAATGAACATTCAAAAATCAATTCTTAGACTCAAAGTACAAATTTACGAAAAACAAAAACTTATTGATGAACATATTAAATATGGTAGTTGGAATGATGAGTGGAGGGCTAAAGAGTTTCAGGAATTAAATACTTTTTATGATTCTTATTATGCTTTGCTTTCTGCTGATGACACTATTAAAGATTTAAAAATTCAATCAAATAAAGAGGTAAACAAATGAGCAAAGAAAAACTTACACAAGAATTAAAAGGTCAGAGAGTATTCAATAATTTACAAAAGTCTGCTATACGCATGATTGAACTGGCTATAGAAGAAAAACAATGTTTAATTTATCTTAAATCTGTAAGAGATTTAATTAATGCAGCTATAAAACAAATAGAAGATAAGGAGGTAACAAAGTAATAAACAAATAGTCGGGAAGCCTGATAGTTAGGTTTGTTGGATACCCTAACTTGAAAGTTATACAAAACCTATTGCAATTCATAGGAAAGACAGGGCAAGCGTTGGACTTGATCTATCTCCTGACTTACAACCCCACAAGGGGTTTTTTATTGTCTAGTTTAATTAAGGAAACAATTTTTGCTCTAGCATATCTACAGCCCTGTCATCTAATGTATTTGATGTCTGCTGACAGATTACACGTAACAAATCAATTATTAATCTTTTTACAGCAGTTGTCGTTAAGAACGTAAGTAAGATTGGTTTAAGAATCTTATACATGAAATAAATGTGTGTTACTTTCCAAACATAGCTAAAATGCTAGTATTAGACAAGATATTCAGCTTTTATGGCAGAGAAACCAAAAGATTCCTTAGAAAAACCAAAAGACCTAGAAGATGATAAACCTGATTATCAGGAAAAAATTACTTTCTTAGTCTCTACTATTGCTCAAGCTTTTATATTGACCTGGTGTTTACTGGTTTTATCTCTTGGATACATAAAACTTCCTAATAAATTATTTGGAATAGACATACCAGATCAACCAAGAGTAGATAGCACTTTTGCTGCTGGACTTTTAGGAAATATATTAGGTGGACTAGGAATAAGTGTTAATGCAGCACAGGGAGCTAAGAAGAAAAAAAAAGAAGATGAAAATGGTACTATCGGTAACTCCTCTGGTGGTACTCAAACTATAATAATAAAACAACCGTTAGAAATCGTCACGACAAAACCTGACGTAATCAAAGTTGACCCCACAAAAAAATGAAAAAGCTACTTCCATTTTTATTTCTTGTATCCGCACCAGCTTATGCTGATATAAAACAGGAGTTTGTTACTTCAGCACAAATCACAGTTGATATGCCTTATGTCGTAACCAATAAGGTAGGAACTACATATAGTCTTAGCGGAAATAACATAACACCATCTGTAACTGTAGGAGATACAACAACATCAGGAAAGATTGGTGGGATCAATGTTGGCTCGTTAACTTCAGGCGTTCCAGCGATGATACAAACTGATACTTCAGTTACAAGTGCAGGTTCAGCCTTTTCTAAGACAGAATCGGTAATTATGGGCGATGCTACTCCTTCTACCGTAACTCCTAGTTCGGGTATTGCAGCATTACCAGTATTAGGTGGTCAGACTACTATTGGATCAGGCGGTACTGCTGGATCTCTTGCTTTAACGTCATTGAGTTCTGGAGTCCATACCTGTACCGCAGGTGGATCGGGTACATCTTGTATAGGATCTACTAAAGTTACTATTACGATTGACTAGACTTTGGTTGCTGGTTTTATTAGCATTACCTATAAGAACACTTGCTGTTCCTGTAGTTCCACAGTTTCGTACAGGAAGCTCTACAACATCAAGTACATCTGAATCAATAATTAATGAAACAATCACGAGCCATCAATATCGGACAGGATACTCCTACTCAGCATCAGGACATAATATCGAATCTGAAACGGGATATATCAACCCTACTCCTACGACTACGAATGAACAAACAGTTGGGGGAGTAAA